ACGTGTCCAGCTTCATAGGTAAGCATAACTAAAAGGGCGTTTACTGAAAAAGACTTACCAGACCCACGCCCACCACTCACAATAAAATACCTACTATCGTTTTCAATAATAGGCATATATTTCTTTTTTACCTCAATCAACGAACTTAATTAAATCTCTAAAATTAATGTTTAAGCCTTCCGAACTATTGATGTCCATACTTTCTTTAGGCTTTCCGTAACGATAGCTTAAATAGGTCTGTAAGGCTCTCATATCGCCTTTGGCTACTAACTTGCCCAATGTTTCTATTGCTTCGTCTTTGTCTATTATATTGTCTAAGCGTTCTATTAGCTTTTGCTCTTGTGCCTTTGGCTTTCTACCAGCACCTTGTCTTGCGCCTCCGTAATTTTTACTCATATAAATAAATCTTGAAAAAACTTGATTATTCAAGTTACTAATATATAAACAAACTTATTTTTTTTTAGCCTAAAAGTATTTCTTCTATCTGCTCTATCTGCTTATCAGTAGCTTTTGGTATCTGTTCTAAGACATAAAGCTTAGGACTGCCAATTAGCGTTTTAAAAACAAGTTCTAAGTCTGGATTGTAAAAAGCGTTTTGCTCATAGTTCCGTAAGTGGTGTAATATAGTAGCGTGATGGATGCTATATCCGCATCGTTTATACTCTCGCTGTATTTCTGTTAAGCGCATCTTTTTTACTCTACTCATATAGTGGTTAGCTACGCATCGCATCTCTATAACCTCTCTACGTCTTGTTTGCTCTAAGATATCTATGTTGTTTATCTCTTTAATTGTATCTCTAATTGCTTCTAATTTCATCTTCTTTCTTTTGTATTATATATCCGTTTTCTTTTAGGAGTTGTATCGCTTCGTTTATTTTTTCTTGTTCTATTCTGTAAGTGTCGAATATGTAGTTGTGTATTACCATTTTTCTTTGTTTAAGTTATATTCACTAAGGGGTGCTTCCCCATTTTCTTCTAATTCTTTTTGTAAGTTTGCTAAGGCTCTCCAAGCTACTTTAGCACTATGCCTTACTAAGTCTGTGTCTATCTCTCCAGCTTCCATCAAGTGCCTTGTTAAAGCATCTAACTCATCGCCACTCTTTGACCTATCCCAATGTAAAGGCTTGTTAGGGTGGTGCTGTTGGTTTCCTATCCAAGATGTTTTAGCCACCTCTCTTATTGCATCTGGGAAGTATTTAAGTACTCCACTAAATACTGGCATTGTTTTTCTGTTTGTTTGTTTTAGCCTCTCATCAAAGTCATCATCATAAACCCCAGCTCTTTGTTCTTGGCACTCAAGTTCTTCTTGTTCTGTCATTGTGTAGGCGCTTTCTGTTCCGCTTATGTAATCAATCCTCTGATTTGACTTTTTCATTGTCTTTGTCTATTATTAGTTTTAGTGCCTCTAACTTTACATACATTTGGGCAACTATGTTTTCAAGTCTAAGTATGCGTTGTATCTGTGTGTGCTTCTTTTGTTTCATTATAATGTTTTGGATATGGTTGCTCTTTATGTTTACATTTCTTTTTTTCTCTTTGGTCTAAGAATTTAATATATCTAAATTGTCTCAGTTCGTGTCTTATTACTCTATCTTTATTTTTAGGATTGTTAAGTAAATTATAACCCCTCTTACCAGCTTTTTCGCTTGTTTTAATTGAATTATGGAAAGTTTCCCCATCAAGTTCCCAAAATTTATTAAGATGTTCTCCATAATAACCAAAAGAACAAGCTTGATATACAATTCCAAAACCACCACATCTTTCATCAGCAAAGCTTTGTATCCATTTTATTTTAGGGTATTTACGTCTTATATATTTAAGTGAGTAACTTATTGCTCTACTCTCTGGATATTTACCTACATCATCTTCAATCCACATTCTATTTAATTCTAAATATTCATTTTTTTTAGTTCCCTCTACAACACTTGCACAACTTGCTGGGTTCATAGCGTATCCATATTGTAAAACACCTATTATTTTATTCTTATTAAACAAACCAAGATGTATATAAGTGCCATTATAAAACTTACCACTATAATGATTTTTAACTATAATGTCATTTGCAAGTTTTCTATCTATTTCTTTTATATAAAATTCATCTGTACCAAAACCTAAACATACTGCATCTCCCCATAATGAAGATTGTGTTGAGTATATATATTGTTTTTTCATAGTTCTCCTGTTAAGCAATAGTTATCTAAATCTGCACCCTCTATAAAGAACTTGTTGTATAAGTCAAGTGCTTTCTCTACTTTCTGTTCGCCTCTGTAATAAAATTCTTCTGAGCAGTTAAAGATACCAATGTCTAAGCTGCCTTTGTCTAATACCAAGAACTGAAAGTTTTTATATTCTTTGTTGAATAGATTGCAGTATAAGTAGCATTGTACATCATATCCGTACTTGTTAGCACTCCAGCTAAAGTCCTTAATGTTTGTTGTCGTTTTAATGTCGCAAATTCTATTATCCCCTAACACATCAGCCTTGCCTCTAAATGCAAAGCCTAAAATTGTGTCTATGGCTGGTATTTCAAACTCTGCTTTAGTTATTAGTTCCTTTGCGTGTTCATTGCGATAGAACGCATCTACAAGCCTTTCTGTTTCGCTTCTTTCCTTAGCGGTGTAAACAGTTCCAAACTCCGCCACAGCTTCTTTAAACTTCTTTGTGTTTCTACTTTGTACCTCTACAAACTTCTGAGAGGCAAACTTCTCTGGCTCAAGGATTGCCCAATGGAACAAAGCACCAGCCCTTAAAGCTGGGCTATCTCCACTCCCATACTTCAAGCTAAAGTTATACGTCTTAGGACTTGATAGAAGCTGTTTAAGGCTACTACTACTAAGCGCAAGGGTATTTAGTTCCCCATAGTAAAAAGTGTCATCTTCCATACGTTTAAGAAGTTCTGCTTTGTCGTAGTACTTTCCGTCTAATAGTTTTATCTTATCCATATTATTCAAGGTCATAGTTATAGCAATCTCGACAGCAGTAGGTTTCTCCGTTTGTTTCTGTATCGCACGTTCTACAATAGGTTATCTCGTCTGGTGTTTCCCAATAGTTCATATCTCGTATTGTTTTAGTTCTTGTTTTAGTTTTTGTATCTCTTTGTTTTTTTCGTTTCTTATGTGGTCTACTTTTTTGGTTAGTATCTCTACCTCAGTAATTAACTGGCTGGAGAGTATTCCTATTTCTGTGATTGCTTTTACACAGTTCTTTAAATCTTTGTTGTTAGGTTTTTCTTCTTGCCAGTCAATAAGCTTCTCAATTAGAAACGAGTACCAAAGTCCGTAAGATTGTTTTTGTAGTAAGTCCATTCTAACTTGCAGAACCAATTAAGTAACCAAAAGCCACACATAGTGCCAACATAAATATTATAGCACCTTGTATAATTATATGTCTTTGGTGTTCTTTTTTAAGTTCTAACTCGTCAAGTTCTTTTTGAGTGTGTACCTCTATTCTATTTTTGCGTGTTTCTATATGTAAACCAGTTTTTGTCTTTTTCATTTTATTGTATGTTAATTATTATGCTTCTAATCTCAGATGCTCTGTTTTCCAACTCTAACTTTTTTTCTTTGGTTAAAGATTTCTTGTAAGTGTCGTAATACAATATAGCATCTATTTGTTTTAACTCTTTGCGTAAGTCGTCTAACTGCGTTCTCATTTGTTTGTGTTTACGTTTTGAATATAAGATAGTGCAGTTTTCTCGTTCATTCCGTAAGCTTGTACCATCATAGTTATCCAAGCCTTTTCTGTTTCTGTAAGTGTTTCCATTGTTTTTGTTTTTAAATAGTTTCAATTATTTTGTGCATATCTGTACAAACATTACTAATCATAAACCAAATTTTTCGACCTTCTTGCTTGTATGATTGTACTAACCCTTGACGAATATTATTTTTAGTTTCACGTCCGTAGTAATAAGAAACATTTTTTCCTATCAAATTGTCGCAATCTTTAAGAGATTTGAGATTTACTTTTTTTGAATTTGTCATTTTTTTAGTTGTTTTCTTTTACGACTACTGTTGGCTTGTAGTCAAAGCTGTTATCTAATTGATATATTTTGTAACTAACGTTTAATCTATTAGCTTGAGATTTAAACATCCCTAAAGGAGTTTCTGAATTAAGAATTCTTTTTTCCCATTGCTCCCCTTTGTTGTTTGATACGATGTGTAAATATTTCATAATTGTTTTTGTTTTAAATTGTTTGTTTTGTTTAGTTTTATAGCTTAAAGTA